GGCTTTGATGTGAATGTTTTACCGCAAGTTCAGAAAGTTATTGAAAGCACCAAAAACGCCAGATCGCACCTTGAAAGTTTGAGAGCTTATCTCTCAGCGGAAATGGGTTTGGTGAGTATTGGCAGCATCATTATTTCAAAAGAAGTTACCTCACTCAATCCCGTGATTTTTGATCACGATGACAAGCTAGAAAATCAATCAGACGCACCAACTTTGGGCGCATTTTTTATCACTAAAGAAATTACTACGATTTACCCTCTGACATGACGCAAACCTACTACAGCCTTATTACCAATAATGGTCTGTTGAAGGAAGCGGCAGCAAGAATTTCAGGAGCCACACAAGTAAATTTAACTCACCTAGCAGTTGGTGATTCTAATGGTGCAAGCTACAATCCAAATGGAGCACAAACTGCTTTAGTGCATGAAGTTTACAGAACAACTTTAACCCATGTTGCAATTGATGAAGACAATCCAAATCAACTGATTGTTGAAGCGGTTATTAGCGAAGAAGTTGGTTCTTTTTATATTCGCGAAGTTGGTATTTTTGATGAAGACGGAGATCTGTTTGCAATCGGAAAATATCCGGAAACTTTCAAATCAACAACCGTTAGCGGCTCAGGAAAAAGGCTTTATGTGCGGATGATTTTGGGTTTTACCAATTCACCACAAGTCAGTCTGATTCAATCAGAAGACTTAAATAATGATCCGAATTTCAATGCGAATGTTTTAGCAGCAATCGATGATATAAACTCCGGACTTTCAGCTCTTAACAGCGCTCTATCTCAGAAGTTAGCAAAGTCACAAAATCTTTCTGATGTTGCAGATGCGGCACAAGCAAGAAATAATCTTGGCTTACAAATCGGTGTAAATGTTCAAGCGTTTGCAGCAAACTTGTCTGCTCTTGCGGGATTAACTGGTGCTGCAAAAAAATTACCATTTTTCACTGGAAGTGGTCAGATGGGTGTTGCTGATTTGTTTTCTAACAAAAATGCAATCATCAATGGGGACTTCAATGTTTGGCAAAGAGGTTCTTCTTTTGTAGGTGTTGCCGATCAGCAATATAGCGCTGATAGATGGATTTATGGAAAGAGCGGCACAATGGTTCATGACATCAGCAGAACAACTGATGTTCCAACAGTTGCTCAAGCAGGAAGAGCCTTTAATTACTCTCTGTTGATTGATTGCCAAGTAATCGATAACTCAATTTCAGCAACTGATTATTGCGTAATCGAACAACGAATCGAAGGGTATAATTTTTTACCAATTGCACAGAAACCCTTAACTCTGTCTTTTTGGGTTAAAGCAACAAAAATTGGCACGCATTGCGCTTACATTAAAAATTCTGGTGCCGATAGAACTTATGTTGCCGAATTTACAATCAACGCTTCTGATACTTGGGAATTTAAAACCATAAACTTTCCTGCAACACCAGCAGCTGGAAGTTGGAATTATGTTAACGGAATTGGGCTTTCAATTGGTTTTACCCTTGCTTGCGGTTCAAATCTTCAAACTACTGCTGGAGCTTGGCAAAATAATGGTGCGATTGGAAGTGCCAACCAAACAAATACCTGCGATAACGCTGCTAATAATTTCAGACTTTGTGGTGTTCAGTTAGAAGCTGGATCAGTTGCAACCGATTTTGAAAACAGATCACTGGATCGTGAAATTAGACTCTGCCAAAGATATTTTGAAAAAAGCTACGACCTAGCAACCGCACCAGGAAGTATAACCTCTGCTGGTTGTCACTGTTACACAAATCAAAACACACAAGGCAATCGAACCACCTCTTACTTTAAAGTAACGAAGAGAGCTACTCCCACAATTACCTCTTACAGCGTTTCAACTGGTGCAACTGGTAAAATGCGTGTAGCAAGCAATGCAACTGACACAAACTGCACAGTTGGAGATGTCGGAGAATGTGCTTTTACTAACGCACCATCGACAACAACAACGCTATCAGAGCTTTATTATCATTGGACAGCTAACGCCGAACTATAAAGAAAAATGCAAATAGAAAAAGTTAAAGAACTCGAAAAAATTTATTTGGTTAACGACTCAATCGCAGTTCCAAAAAACTCTGATAATTCAGATTACCAAAGGATTCAAAAATGGATTTTGAATGGTGGAGTTGTTGAAAAACAAGATCAGTTATTGCCGCTAAAACAGCAAAAAATCTCACAAATAAAATCAATACGTGATCAGAAAAACACAGCACCTCTTACTGATTATAAAGCGTTTTTGATTGATGATGAAGGAAATAAAACCGAGCAAGAATCGTATTTTGTTTTTTACACAAATCGTCATCAGACAAATCCTGCATCTGATCCTGAGTCGATAATTTCAAGAGCAATAGAACTTGGATCGATGCCTTACTTTACCAAAGATTTAGAAGGTAAAAAAATAACAATCGAACTCACAGCTGAAATTGCATCACTCTTAAAGCAAAGAATTTTTGAACGAAACGACAACAACTACAAAGTCAGTGGCGTAGTAGAAGAAGAGATTAATAACGCACAAAATATCGAAGAGCTAGAAGCGATTCAATTGGAAGAATAAGTGATTAATGACCCAGCAATATTACAGCATCATAACAAACGCAGGCTTGCTAAAAAACGCTGCGGCAAATGCTCCTGGTGGGTCGCTTGTAAATCTTACACACTTGGCGGTTGGTGATGCTTCATACAATCCAACAGGTGCTGCAACAGCTTTACAAAATGAAAAATATCGCACGACACTTACTCATTTTGTAATTGATGAAAATAACCCGAACCAGCTGATTGTTGAAGCGGTAATCAATGAAACTGTCGGACCATTTTACATTCGTGAAGTTGGAATTTTTGATGGAGATGGAGATCTGTTTGCAATCGGAAAATATCCGGAAACTTTCAAACCAGATTTACCGGCAGGTTCAGGCAAGCGCCTTTATATCAGAATGATTCTTGGTTTTGCCAGCTCGCCAAATATTGAGTTGGTTATCTCTGATGACATCAATAACGATCCGAATTTTTCAACTGATGTAAATAATGCGCTTGCAGAACGTCTTGTTAAAACTCAAAATTTATCTGATTTAAGTGATCTTGCTGTAGCAAGAAATAATCTAAATGTTTACAGCAAATCAGAAATACACAGCCTCTCTAAAAAGAATTACCTCATTAATGGGAATTTTGATTTTTGGCAAAGAGGCTCAAGCACAACAACAAATGGCGTTTATTTAGCTGATAGATTTGTCAGTTATAATGGTGATGGAGCCAGAACATATTCGAGAGGAAGTTTTGCTTACGGACAAACTGAAGTTCCAAATAATCCAAAATATTATTTAAGACATCAGCAAACGACTCAGGCTTCTGTTTCTTCACCTTCTATTCATCAAAGAATCGAAGATGTAAGAACGCTTTCAGGGCAAACTGCAACTCTCTCGTTCTATGCCAAAGTTGCGTCAGGAACTGTTCAGCTAATACCAAGATTTACACAAAATTTTGGCTCAGGAGGAAGCTCTGGAGTAAATACTGATGGCAGCACATTAACGATAACCTCTGCGTGGCAGAAGTTTGTTGTCACAGTTAACATACCAAGCATTTCAGGAAAAACAGTTGGAGCTAATAGCAGTTTAGCTCTGATATTTGCTTTCTTTGCCGGCGTTACTTTCGATTTTTACTTAGCTCAGGTTCAACTGGAAAAAGGCTCTGTTGCGACTGATTTTCAATTCAGGCACATCACAGAAGAACTGGTTTTATGCCAACGCTATTTCCAAAAATCTTACTCGGTTGATGTTGATCCAGGAACTAATACCAGCGAAGGTATTTTAACTTATTTTTCTGATGGAGTTTCGATGACTCAAGGTGGGCAGTTAAGCTACTGTCCAGAAATGCGAACAACTCCCACTGTTAATGTTTATCATCCAGTTACCGGAGCGGTTGGATATGGTAAAAGATCTGATGGCAACGCCATAGCTTTTACTGGTATGAGCTCACATAGCTCGCGTCAGGGAAGATTTTATTTTACCGCAGGTCAATCAACTACAGCTTGGATAACTTGGCATTGGACAGCAGATGCAGAATTGTAAATATGACAAAAAATTCAAATTTCAAAAAAGTAAAAACCGTAAAAGAAGGTTATCTTGCTGATGGAGCTTTTATTCCAAAAGATGAATCAAATCGTCACTACCAAGAGCTAAAAAATTGGATAGATGACGGAGGTAAAGTTGAATCTGAATTTGGTCTAGAAGAGATCAAAAATCAGAAAATTCAGGAAACGGAAAATTTCAGAAAAAACCTGCAATTTAAGCCGGTTATTTACAAAGGCTCTGAGTTTTCTGCTTCTGCAACTGCCAGACAAAATATCTTCGGAAGCATCGTTACTCTTTCAAATTCTGCAAAAAAATATTGGCGAGATAACAGCAATAACTCTCACAACTTTAGTTCCAAAAACTTCAAAGAACTCGCTGATCTAATATCTCAAAGAGACACCAAGCTTTATTTGGTGGAAAGTGAACTAAAAACAAAAATTAACAAATCGAGATCAGTTAAAACTCTGACAGCTTTAAAAATTGATGAGCTGTGGAAAAGCAAAGAAGAAAAAATTTAGCCAAATCAAGATAGCAAAATAGTCATTAATGACTCAAGAATATTACAGCATTATAACCAACAGCGGTTTAGCAAAACACGCTGTGGCAAGTCTTGGTGGCGCGCCAATTGATTTAACGCATTTGGCGGTCGGAGATTCAAACGGAACTTCTTACAATCCAGTTGCAACAGCAACGGCATTACAAAATGAACGCTACAGAACCACCTTAACTTATGTTCAAATTGACGGAAGCAATCCAAATCAGTTAATCGTTGAAGCGGTAATTGATGAAACAGTTGGTCCGTTTTATGTCCGTGAAGTTGGGGTTTTTGATGCTGCTGGAGATTTATTTGCGATTGGAAAATTTCCTGAAACTTTCAAACCAAATTTACCAAGCGGCTCAGGTAAAAAATTATATGTCAGGATGATTCTGGCTTTTGCCAGTTCGCCTCAGGTCAATCTTGTTCAGTCTGAAAATCTGAATTATGATCCAAATTTTTCGACCAATGTTTTTGCGGCAATTGCGTTAAAATTAGCAAAGGCTGCAAATCTTTCTGATGTTGCAGATGTAGCACAAGCAAGAAACAACCTTGGATTAGAGATCGGAGTTAACGTTCAAGCCTTTGCTGCGAATTTAGCTGCTCTTGCTGGATTAACAGGAGCATCAAATAAACTTCCGATTTTTACCAGCTCTGGTCAGATGGGATTGGCAGATTTGTTCTCAAACAAAAATGTCATCATCAATGGTGATTTTAATATTTGGCAAAGAGGAACTTCTTTTGTTAGTGCCGCTACAGCAACATATTGTGCGGATAGATTTTTTTATGGAAAAGGCGGCACTTCTCCAGTAGCAATACATGATGTTTCAAGATCAACTGATGTTCCAAGTTTTGCTCAATCAAACAGAGTATTTAACTACTCTCTCAAAGTTGATTGCCAGACGATAGATTCTTCTTTAGGAACTAACAAACTTTACAACATTGAGACACCAATAGAGGGTTTTAATTTTTTACCTTTAGCTCAAAAAACATTTACACTCTCATTCTGGGTTAAGGCAACAAAAGTTGGAACATATTGCTGTTATTTTGCCAATTCGATTAATGACAAATCCTATGTTTCAGAGTACAACATAAATTCTGCTAACACTTGGGAGTTCAAAAAGATCACTGTTTCAGCGAGTCCATCCTTAGGTAGTTGGAACTACAATAATGGAGTAGGATTGAGAGTCGGTTGGACTCTAGCTGCTGGTTCTTCCTTGCAAGCCACACCTAATTCTTGGCAATCTGGTGCATATTTTTCTACCGCAAATCAAGTTAATGCCTGTGATAGCACCTCGAATGATTTTTATTTATGCGGAGCGCAGCTAGAAGCAGGATCAATTGCAACACCTTTTGAACAAAGAACATTTCCACAAGAACTTTTACTCTGTCAGAGATATTACGAAAAAAGTTATGATGTTGCTGACCCGCCTGGAGCTGTTGCTAATAACAGTGGAAACGCCAGAGCTTTTCCAGTTACAAATGCCGCTTTCCGACAAAATATTTTTTTCAAAGTTCCAAAAAGAGCACTGCCAACAATCACTTATTACAACCCTGTAACCGGTGCTGCCGGTCAGATAGCTTTTGGGTGGGGAACTTCAAATACCACGAATGTTCTCTACGAAGAAGTTGGAACCAGCAAGTGGACAGGAGGAAGCAACGCCACTCAAGCCACTTATCCTGATGCTTATTTTCACTGGACGGCAAATTCAGAACTCTAGCGATACCAAAACTTACTCCTTTAACAAAATTTAATAATAAAAAACATGACTGAGACATTTCTACATGGCGTAGAAGTCATCGAGCTCGATGATGGCGCGCGCCCAATTCAAACAGTTAAATCAAGTGTAATTGGACTGGTTGGAACAGCTTCCAAAGGACCAGTTAATTCCCCTACCCTAATTTTAGGTTCTCCTTCAGAAGCGGTTACGATTTTTGGTTCTGATGCTAATTACAGTATTCCAGCGGCACTTGATGCAATATTCAAACAAACTGGTGCAATGGTTGTGGTGATTAATGTTGCCGATCCTGCAAATTCTGCTCATCTGACTTCTGGAGTTCTTGATCCAACTAAAATCACTCTCAGCGATATTGTTGGTGGTGTTGATTCTGAAACTGGTAAACACAAAGGAGTGTCAGCTCTTCTTACTTCGCAATCTGAAGTCGCAGTTACGCCAAGAATTTTGATTGCACCAGGATTTACTCATCAAACACCTCTTGATGAAGATGATGAGCCTTTGGCAAATCCGGTTGTTGCAGAGCTTTTAACTGTCGCAGAAAGATTAAGAGCAGTAATTATTGCTGACTGCCCAAACACCAACAAAACCGATGCAGTCAGTTACGCAAGTGACTGGGGCAGCCCAAGAATTTATCCAGTTTTTCCTTGGGTAAAAATTTTAAATACAGCTAACAACACAATCGTTGAACAACCTTCTTCCGGAAGAGTTGCTGGGCTTATCGCTAAATCAGATAATGAGCGTGGATTTTGGTGGTCGCCATCAAACATGGTCATCAACGGCATTATTGGAATTTCCAAGCCAATTGATTTTGCACTTGGTGATACCAACTGCACCGCCAACTATCTGAATGAAAATAATGTTGCGACAATAATTCAGCAGGACGGCTTCAGGCTTTGGGGTAATAGAACAACTTCTTCTGATCCGAAATGGATGTTTTTGCAAGCAAGAAGAACTGCGGATATGATTAACGATTCGCTGTTAAAAGCTCACATGTGGGCGGTGGATCGTAACATCACCAAAACTTACATCGAAGATGTTTTGGAAGGCATCAATAACTATCTGCGTTACCTGAAAAGCATTCAGGCAATCATTGATGGAAACGCATTCATTAATCCTGAGTTGAATCCTCCTAGTCAAATTGCTCAGGGCAAAATCACTTTCGATTTTGACTTTACTCCACCTTATCCAGCAGAGCACATCACATTCCGTTCAAGAATGACTGATGAGTATCTTGAGGAGCTTTTTTCTAACTAAAACAACAAGCAAACATGATTCCTAAAATTTTAAAGAACTTCAATTTGTTCATCGATGGCCGTGGCTATGTTGGCAAAGTTGAAGAAGTAAATCCGCCAAAATTAAACATCAAAACTGAAGAGTTCCGTGCTGGTGGCATGGACTCTCCGGTTATGGTTGATATGGGTGTCGAAAAGCTCGAAGGCTCATTTACGCTTCTTGAATACGACAAAGATGTTTTGAAACAGTTTGGTTTGGTCGCTGGAAATGCTGTGCAGGTAACGCTTCGCGGAGCTATCCAAAACGACACCACAGTTTCTGCAATCATCATTAAACTGCGTGGCATGTACACCGAAATGGATATGGGGAAAATGTCAGCAGGAGAAAAAGGAACGCTGCAATGCACTATCGCTTGCCGCTATTACTCACTTGAAATTGATGGTCAGCAATTAATCGAAATCGATATTGATAACATGACCAGAAAAATCGGCGGTCAAGACAAGCTGGTTGATGTTCGCAAAGCATTAGGAATTTAGTTGATGTAGTTGCTAACTATTTGAAGTCCAAATCCAACAACTAAAAAGAACATTCCAATCCTATCTAAAAGAATCAGAAATTTATGCTCTTTTTCCTGCTTAGATTGATGCTCACTATCACCACCAAAGCCACCCGCCACATCACTTTCCCTTCTGATATTTTTAAAAGAATACGCTACAAAAAGTATTCCCACTAGATCGCAAGCAAGGCCAATTGAATTAACATTAGCACTATTAAATAAATCGTACATTTCGTTCATAAAAAAATTAAAAAAACTTATGCAAACCATTGAACTAAAATATCCAGTAGAATCAAGTGGTGAATCTATCACCAATTTAACCATGAGACGCTCAAAAATCAAAGATCGTCTTTTGGTCGCAAAAATGAAAACCACCTCTGACGAAGAAAAAGAAATTCGTCTCTTTGCAAATCTCTGCGAAGTCGAACCGAAGGTGATTGAAGAGCTGGACGAAGCTGATTACTCAAATCTGCAAAAGGTGTATTTGGGTTTTTTCAATTTAGAGGAGATGTCACAAGAGCAATCATCATCCTCTCAAAAATAACCAACTGGCAACTTTCTGAAATTTCAGAAATGACTGAAGAAGATTTTTCGATCTTTTTCGATGCCGCAATTGATGTTCAAAAAGAATACTCCGAAATAAAAACATGACCAACTCAACTCACGCTGCCGTATCGATTTTAATCGGTGCTGACTTGGGAAAGTCCTTCCGAGATTCTTTCAGTGGAGCGAGCAAACAACTCTCTGCACTTGGTGATGCGATCAAAAAGGTAAATGATAAAGCGGGAGAAATTGAGGCTTTCAGAAAATCATCGCGCGCGACAAAAGAAGCCTCACTCGCATATCTTGATGCTAAACAAAAGCTGAATCTTCTAAGCGCCGAAATCAGCAAAACCGACAAACCATCTAAAGAGCTTCAGAACAATTTTCGTAAAGCAGAAGTAGCGGCACAAAAAGCAAAAACCGCTTTCATAGAGTCAGCGCAAGCAACTCGTGAAATGGGTAAAGCTCTAGGTGCAGCTGGTGTTGATTTCAAAAATCTCAATCAGCAACAACAGGTTTTAGGAAAGACTCTTGAAACTTTAAAAAAGAGGCAGGCAGCTCTTCAAGCCAACGCCGATGCTAAATCACAAAACTTAAGCAATCGCGCAAATTATCGCGCGCAGATGGGAGATGCGATTGCGCTTGGAGCAGTTCTTTATTCTACCATTAAACCAGCGGTAGATTTTGAATATGCGATGGCGCAAGTCGGCGCTGTTACCGAAGAAGCAGCAAACTCTGAAGGATTTAAAAAGCTCACTGCAAAAGCGCGAGAATTAGGTAATACCACTCAATTCACTTCTGCTCAAGCCGCCCAAGGCATGAAATTCTTGGGCATGGCTGGTTTCAACACTAATCAAATTTTAGCAGCAACTCCGGCAATTCTAAACTTAGCAATTGCCGACAATATGGAGTTGGGACAATCAGCAGAGATTGTTTCCAATATCCTGAATGGTTTTGCCATGAAAGCTGAACAAGCTGGTGAAGCGGCAGATGTTTTGGCGCAAGCGGCAATTGCCACCAACACCGATGTTAAGATGCTTGGTGAAACGATGAAGTTCGTAGCACCTGCGGCGGCAGCAGTTGGCGGAAGTTTGAAAGAAACAACCGCTCTTGCTGGTGTTTTGAGTAATGCAGGTATTCAGGCAACCATGGCAGGAACTATGCTAAGGTCAGCATATTTGCGTCTTGCCGCTCCTGCAAGAGCTGGCGCAAAGGCTTTAGGTCAAATACGTGATCAAATGAAGATCTCTGCAGAAGAAATGCCAGACGTTGCTAAAGAGGCATTGCTTGCTCAAAACCGACTTAAAGGTCTTGGAGTTAAAATTTTTGACAAAGGCAAGATGCGCTCAATGGTCGATATTTTGCGCGACCTACACAAAGCAACAAAAGACCTTTCTGATGATCAAAAGCTAGGTGTTATCAAAGATATTTTTGGCACTTACTCAACATCAGGAGCACTCGCAATTTTCAAAGGTTTTGATACTGGTTCAGTTGATGAGGTTTTGAACAAAGTTAACAACGCTGACGGCACTGCTAAAAGAATGGCTGATCGTTTAAGCAACACCGCTCGCGGTTCATTTCTTGAGTTTCAGTCAGCAATTGAATCAATCGGAATTTCGCTTGGAACTACATTGCTTCCAACCATTTCAACAACTGCCCGAGAAATTGCAGGTATGGCTTTGAAGGTCAGTAATTTTTCAGAAAAATTTCCGGTGTTAACCAAATATATCGGGCTGACTGTTGTTAGCATCATTGGCTTAAAAATTGCCACTATTGCGCTTGGTTATTCTTTCACTTTTGTAAGAGGAACATTCTTAGCTGCCCAAGGCGCGTTGCTGGTTTTCAGAACTACACTTACTTTTGTTGGTCTGGCGATGCCGGTTATCACAGCTGCAATTCGTGCAATGGGTTTGGCTTTGATCAGCAATCCAATTGGTCTGATAATTGCAGGAATCGCACTTGCTGCAACTTTGCTGATTGCGAATTGGAAGCCGGTTGGTGAATTTTTTAAGAGTATTTTTAGCGGAATTATTGGCTGGGTGAAAACTGCTTTTGACTGGGTGATGAAGTTAGTTGAACCACTCAAATCAGTTGTTGGCTCAATTACAAATGTTGCCGGAAAAGCATATAATCATCTCTTTGGAGATGATAGTCGTAAGTCAAAAGTTGTAAGTCAAAAGTCAATTTCACAATTTACAAAAATTGATTTTGAAAACACATTAAAATCAGAACCTACCAAATCCACTAACGACTTACGACTAATGACTAACGACTCTCGCGCAGCGAGTCAAATTTCAATTTCTGCACCAATCACCATCAACGCTGGCGGCAATATGGATGAGAAAAAAATAGCTGATTATGTGAAAGCTGCACTCGATGAAACTTTCAGAAAATTATCCGCAAGAAAACTCGCTTTGAACTACGATCAATGATCTTCGACTCTTTTAAAAATCTCGGCGGCAAGCTGAATCTAAACAGCGCGCTTGGAATCAACATGATGATGATTCTTGGTGCTTATCGTTTTGCGATCAGTTCTGCCGCTTTTCAAAGTCTCAAAAGACAGAGCGAATATCGTTGGCAGGAAGTTAACAGAATTGGCGCTGATCCGGCTTTGCAGTTCACAGGATTTGGCGTGGAAACAATTGATCTTGATGGCGTGATTTATCCGCATTTTAAAGGCGGACTTCGTCAAGTGACATTGATGCGCGCTGAGGCAGGACTTGGTAAACCGCTGTATTTGATTTCAGGAAATGGCAATGCTTTTGGCAAATGGTGCATTGTAAAAATTTCAGAAAACCAAAGCGTGTTTATGAAAGATGGCGCGCCGTTAAAAATTGAATTTTCAATTAGCCTTAAGCGATACGGCGAAGATGCAAAGCCAGGCGTTAAAGGAATTATTCAAAATGTGCTTAAGTCTATATGATTACCTATATCACAAAAGACGGAGATGTTTTGGATTCAATTTGTTTTAAGTATTACGGAAGCACAACTGGCGTGGTTGAAAAAGTTTTAGAAGCCAATCGCCATCTTGCAGAATTAGGAGCGGTTTTTGCCGCTGGAACAAAAATTGTCTTACCCGATTTAACTCCTGAAGAAGAAACAGAAAGTGTTAAACTTTGGTCATAAAGAAAGTTTGTGAACCCAGCATTTAAAATTACTGCCGATAAGAAAGATGTCACAGCGTTAATCGCACAAAGATTGGTTTCAATTAACATCACTGACGAAACTGGACTTATCTCTGACACTTGTGAAATTCTTTTAGACAACCGCGATGAAAAATTAGAAATTCCACCGCGCGGTGCTGTGCTTGAAGTTTCTCTTGGCTATGAAGACAAGCCACTGACCAAGATGGGAAGCTATATCGTAGATGATGTTGAGGTTTCATCACCACCTTTGCAAATGCGAATCACTGGCAAGGCAAGCAACACACTTGATAAAAATTTAACCAAAAAAATCAAAGCACCGAAAAGCAAATCTTGGCACGGATACACGCTGGTTGGCATAATCACCGCAATTGCCAACAACCATGGTTTCAAGGCAGCGATAGATGAATATTTCAAACAAATCTACATCTCGCACTTAGATCAAACTGACGAAAGCGACATATCTTTCCTGAACACTCTGGCACAAAGCTATGGTGCTTTCGCCAAGCTGTCTTTGGGGAGATTATTGTTTTTCAGAAGAGGCATAAGCGTTTCAGAAAATGGCTTCGAGCTGCCAACAACAAAACTTTCTGCCGCACAAATTTCTGATTGGAAACTCCGCGTTTCTGACATGGAAAAATTCGGCAAGGTGATTGCCAAGTGGCATAATTTTTCTACCGGAAAAGAAGAAGATGTTTTTGCTGGAACTGGTGATCCGGCCTACACGATGCGATATAAATTCGTCAGCGCTGACAGAGCAATGGAGGCAGCAAAAGCCAAGCTCGCTGAATTTAAGCGCGGCGCAGAAAATCTGAAATTTTCAACACAAGGAAATCCAAATTTAAGCGCTGAAAACAAGATCACTTTTACAGATCTAAAATATCTCAAAAACAAAAACTGGATCATCACAAGCGTCAATCATTCTTTGAGCGACCAAGGATTCACAACCAATGTAACCGCAATCATAAAACTAAGCGATGTGGAGTAAAATCAAAAAAACAGACGAAGGTGAATTTATCGTCACCAAATGCGAATTGGAATTAATGCTTGAGCAGGCTTCCAAGGAAGGTGCAAAAAAAGCCTTAACCGAACTTGGTCTTCACGATGAAAACGCGCCAACTGATATTCGTGATTTGCGCGAGCTTCTAAAGGCATTTCGTATGGCGAAGAAGGACAGCTTCAGAATTTTGGTTAAATGCATCGTAATCGGCTTCGTAACCATTTTAACCGCCGGATTTATTTCTCTTCTTGGCGATCATATCAAACTCAAATAACAAAAACTTATGCCACAATTCGGAAAAGATTCATTAACGAAATTATCAAGCTGTCACCCAGATTTACAAAAGCTCTTCAACGAGGTGATTAAGCATTACGACTGCACCATAATTGAAGGTCACAGATCAGATGAAGATCAGCTAAAAGCATTCAATGCTGGCAAATCAAAAATAAAATCTGGCGGCATGCACAACAAAACACCATCGCTCGCAGTTGATGTTGCGCCATGGCCAATTGATTGGAATGACAAAAATAGATTTTACCACTTCGCTGGCAGAGTTCAGGGCATTGCACAAATGCTAAATATCAAAATCCGCTGGGGTGGCGATTGGGATTCTGACAATGATCTCAAAGATCAAAACTTTTACGACTTACCACATTTTGAATTAGCAAACGACTAACTATGGCTTGCAAATTTTTAGAAGATTGCAGCGGCAACAAATCGTCAAAAAGACTTGCGGGGGCTTTTTGTTTAGTCATCGGTTCACTGATGAAATTTATCCTGTTTATTTATGGCTTACGCCATGTCACAGCAACGCCTTTTGATCGTCTTGATGGATGTGCAGATAGCTTAATTTATGTTGGCGCAGCTTTGATTGGCTCAGGATTACTCGAACTTTTAAGACAAAGCAAAAAATGATCCCAAACTTACTGGCAAGATTAGCGGCAATCGCTGGCGCAATAATCACCATTTTTACATTAGGCAATTTTTACGGCAAAAAATCCCAAAAAACTAAACAGCTCGAAGAAGATTTTAGTGATGCAATTGAATCCAAAAAACGCCAAGAAAATCGCCGTAATGACGATATTTCTGCTGTTAAGCGCCGGATGCAAAAATACATCCGCAAATAGCTTCTGCTTGTGGGCAAAACCCATCACTTTGAGTCAAGAAGAATACGACACAATGTCCGAAGAAACCCTCCGTCAAATCGACAATTTTAACCAAGAATTTGAAGAGCGCTGCACTAAGTGAAGATAGTTGATTATTCTACTTGATAACTGTTTCAAACGAAGCGTTCATTGGGTTCAAGCCATGTGGCGACTCAATTAACAACAAGGAGAAAAATGCAAAATTTTGAAAACCAAATCAAAGAGGAATTAATCAAAAATTCTTATGAAAATTTAACCAAAGGTAATGCCTGGGAATATTTCAAAAAATCCAACTATTACAAATATCTACAAAACGAGCCTGTAAAATTCAGAACAGAAAACACCATCTGTTATGCTCAGAAGTTTTTAAGTGATATGCAAGATTTGAACCTGATCGAACCTGAATGCTTTAACTAATAAAAATCATCATATGAATAACATGATTATTACCGGTTTTGTTGAAGATGCTCACAACGAAAGATGCAGCGATGCAGAAGTTGTAAAATTATCACAAATTTTTGCAGAATTATTTCCATCTTTTTTGGCAGATTCGAAAAAGAGCGAAAATAATAATAAATGGTATTGCGAAGTTATTGGTGGCTTCTCTTTGACAACAACAAAAAGAAAATCTGACCAAGAATTTGATTACTTTGTTGGAAGTTTTGAATCAGGAGAAAAAAACCTGAAAATTTTTGTTAAAGTTAAGAAGTAGTTGAAATGCTTGGTGGGTTTAAATGTAACAGTTTAAAGTTATTATCTGTACCAAAAAATTAGAAAACTATAATGATACACCTCCGCCAGATTTACTTTTTATATTTATAACTTTTGTAGGTTTTTTAGCCTTACTAGTTGATAAAAAATCATCAACTTCCTCCATTATCTCTTCTGGAATTAGGTCTCTATTTTTAAGAATTATTGCCTTCATCATCCGTAATTCCTCCAGCTCTTTTTTCATCTCCTCAATATTTTGTTCTTGCTGTTCAATTTTAACATGAACTAGCTTCTTAGCTTTAATTGGAACAGCCTTTGCTCTTGGTTTAGTTGGAATATCTTCATCATCCGAGGAATCTAAATCATAACCACCAGCTATTTTGTTGGCTTTCCATTGTGTGTAGTGATTAGCTATCACATCATTTTCTAAGGCAAGAACCCCAGCTTTTACTCCATTTTTTATCGACTGTATTTGAGCATTACTTGTAAACGATGGCCAGTTAGGTTGAGTAGTGCCTTTGCCGATAAATTTATCAATAAAATCATCTATTAATTCACCATTTTGGTTGAAAGCGTTCTTTAGTTCTGGATACACAGAGAAGAAGATATGAACATGCCTAGATAAAAGCATAATTAAACTATCTTTGCTGTTATTTCTTGGTTGATTAGTCTTTCCTTTTTTTGCAATATTATCTGCAGCGTGAGCAGCTAATTTAGCTGCATCAGTTATTTCTGGATAATGAATTAAAGAATTCATTACTTCAACTATTTGCGTTCTTTTTGTTGCTAGTGCGATTGATGGTATTGCTACCCCTTGAGGCTGATCTTTCATCCACTTAAATACTTCACCAATTCTAGTTCTTGCAACTTTAATATCTCCAGAATCTTCTTCAAATCCATCAATGTAGTGATAAGCGGTATGTGGAATTTTATTGTAAAATGTTAGTAATAATGCTGATACATCACGAAATACACCACGAATTTTTTCTCCATTTTCTCTAAATCTAGCTTCTTGGCTTTTTAGAGCGCCTTCGTAAGAAGTTCCTGTGAGATTTTGGTCATCATGAAACTCTGTGACTTTTTGTTTTATATCTGTTTTTCTATGTCTCTCCTTGTTGTAAGATAGTAAGACATTATCCAGCGCAAGATATAAACTATCTTTCCTTACAGGATCAAGAACTGCGATAGCACTGACATAGTCGTATAATGCGCTACGCCTTTCTCTTAAGTGAGTCCTATTTCCTAGATCAAAAAGAGCTTCTACCTCATCATTAGTAATTCTACTTAACCTTCTAAACAAACCTTCTTCCACCAATCTATGAGCTGTTACATGATCGCCTTGAGGTGCGTTGTTTCCATAAGTTAGCACTGATGGAGCTCTGCCTTTTATATCAAGTTCCAAAATATTTGAACCTTTAACTTTTGACGGGCTATAGTTTGGTTTTAATGTTTTACTAGGATTTAGAGGTTTTGACATAAAATCAGTGATTAAAGGTTTCTGATCTTCTGCCTAAAAACAGAGTCAAATTTTTCCAAAGTATTTTTGAGCCAATCATTTTGAGAATCCCATTTTTGTTCTTCAGATGGATTTGCATTAAAAAATAAAAGAATGCTCGATCTGTTCTTCTCTGGATTTTCTCTCCACTCCAAAGCACTTCCCATTTCCCTTTCAATTGCCTCCTTATCCTTCGCAAGAAGATGATAGAACGACTTTTCCCCATCTTTATCAGCAATCACTAATTCAACACCAATTCTATTTGTAACAGTGTTTAAAAGCGCATTTACATGAAAACCGCTGCGTCCAATAGAAAAAGTTAGCCAATGTTTCGGAGTTGGTGCTTGTGAGCGAAGTTTTGATGAAGAATTATCAAGATAAGAAATAAAGTTTTGCCAATAGCGATATTGTAAACCTTTGGTTTCACTTGTTTCTTGGTTATCGAGATTTTTTGTCGCTTGAGCGACAGTTTTACTCCAGTTATTAGGTTGGGAAACGATGTTGAATTTTGGCGCTGCCGGCGAATTACCAATTTTCCACAACTCAACTTCTAAGCCAAAGAAGCTGAATCTCTCATCGGTGATGTCATTCAACCAATCAAGTGCTTTGCGATGTTCTTCAGTAAATTTTGAAGCCACCCACACAATTACAACTGACTGTAAACCAGCGGCATAGGTTAAAAGCTGGCCAAGATGTTTATGATCGGTTCTTTCAATTTGATTTTCGATTAAAACTAAGCTGTCATCACTGGTATTTTTACACAAAATATCCGCTCTAAACGGACCCACATTTTTCTCTTGAGCTTCCAACTCCAACTCAATTCCAATCGCATCCCCAAGTAATTCCAAATTTTCTTTTTGAGCAAGCCACGGCGTGAAGTTATAGGCTTCATTTTGCCAAATTGTCTTAAGATCGACTTTTTCTAGTTTTCCAAGCATAAAATATGTGAAAAAATTTAAATTTTTGACGCAATTTCTCTGAAGCTATGTAGTGCCGATTCTAAGTTTTCAGTGATTTCTTGCGCCAATAATTCTGGCTCCGGTAAGTCATCAAAATCAGTCAGTGATTTATCTTTGATCCAAGAAATATCCAAACTGGTTTTATCACGAGCAATAATTTCCTCGTAGGTAAATTTTCTAAAACGCCCTTCAGGATTGCTCTCTTGGTTGAAAGTTTCTTTACGCTTATTCCTATTTTCTGGATTGTAGCAGGTGATAAAATCTTTTAAGTCTTCAAGTTTTAGAGGATTTTTCTTCAATGTGTGATGAACGTTTGTTCTGTAGTCATAAACCCAAACCTCCTTAGTCCACGCAGATTTGTTTGCTGTCTTATTGTCGAAAAAAATCACATTTGCCTTCACTCCTTGAGCATAAAATATTCCAGTCGGTAAGCGCAAAATTGTGTGCAGGTCGGTAGTTTCTAAAAGTTTTTTACGAACAGTTTCTCCAGCTCCACCTTCAAACAAAACATTATCAGGAACAACAACCGCAGCCATTCCAGTTGTTTTTAACATGGTTCTGATATGCTGAACAAAGTTTAGCTGTTTATTGCTGGTTGTTGCCCAAAAATCTTGACGATTGTAAGTTAAGTCATCTTTTTCTTGCTCACCTTCTTCGTTAGTAAATGTCTGACTGCTCTTTTTGCCAAAAGGAGGATTAGCTAAAACATAGTCATAAGTTGCAGGAGAAGCGGCAATTAAAGCATCTGCCGGAGAAATAAAGTTAGCGCTGTCAATATCACCAATGTTGTGCAAAAACAAATTCATTAAAGCTAAACGCCTTGTTCCTGCAACAATCTCATTTCCATAAAAAGTTTGGAGTTTCAAAAATTTATTTTGCTCTTTGTCCAGTTTATTGTTGGCAACTAGGTAATCATAAGCAGCCAAAAAGAATCCTCCAGTGCCGCAAGCTGGGTCTGCAATTGTTTTTCCAAGCTTAGGTCGAACACATTCAACCATCGCTTTAATTAGTGCTCTAGGAGTGAAATATTGCCCAGCGCCGCTTTTAACGTCTTTAGCATTTTGCTCCAAAAGACTTTCATAAATATCACCCTTAACATCAGCACCAAGCACTAGCCATTGCTCGCTATCAATCATATCGATAATTTTGGCGAGCATCGCGGGGTCTTGGATTTTGTTTTGACTCTTGGTGAAAATTTGCCCCAAAATTCCTTTGGCATTACTCAATTCACGAAGAAGATGGCTGTAATGTAATTCAAGTTCTGCACCTTTTTTTGCAGTCAAACTTTCCCAGCTAAAATCTTTTGGAATGCCAAGCTTTCGATTATGTGGCGGCTTTTCATATTCATTAGCCATTTTTAAAAACAGCAAATAAGTAAGCTGCTCTAAATAGTCGCCATAACCAACACCAACATCGCGAAGCGGATTACAGAACGACCAAACTTTTGAAACTATTGATGCGGTATTTTTGCTCATTTTTTTTGTAAAATTTTTTGATCCCAACCTTTCTCTGTTATAAACTGCAAACATTTTACCGTTTCTTCTTCGCTAAATTTAGCAGCCTTGGTTGAGTTAGGACAATTTTTTAATTCAATAGACCATTCTTCCATGGACTTTCTTACCATCTTCAATTCAGTGCTCTGAATGTCTTCTACAACCTTACAAATTGTTGCTAACAACTCAGTTTTATGGGCTCGATCTTTTGCATTATATTTAGAAAAAAAATCAGTTAGCTCACTAACGGCTTTTTTAGTTTTTTCTGTATAAGGGTTAACGCTCTTGAATAGAGTATTTGCATTGATTACCTCAATACATCCGTCTGTTTTTTTGAAATATTGCTTATTGTTAATAGCTTTTTTGAGGGCTGCAGGAAATGGCCCTAGATGACCACGCTTAAATTCATAAAAAGTTGGAACACCATAAATTTTATCAATGAGATAAATGTATTTTGCCGAAGTCATCTCGCCATGATCGATCTTCTTTTGTTTGGAAATTTCCAAAACCCACCCCATCAACTGCATCTGATAAAAATATTCATTATGAGGCTTGTAAAGAGAATTATCTTGTTTTGGCTTGACTAATTGGCCTTCAAAAGCCTTCTTTAAAATGCTTTGGCGTAACGTTTCAGCTTGTTTTAGGCTGGAAATGATTGTCTCTTCAATTTTGTCACAGATGGCCAGTTTGGATTCAAGGATGGCAACAATAGACTTTTGTTCCTTTAGTGAACAAAGTGGAATTGGGTAAGTTTTAAGCTTTGTTCCATTAATGTTTGACTGATTAACACCAAAACTCCTTACGGAATTCCCATAATTCTTTGCTGCTTTGGTATTTAAAAAATATGTAAGATATGCCGCATCAATCATGGACTCAATTCTGTTAATACGAATCAAGTATCCAGCAAAAATTGCTGGTCTCTCACCTTGGTATAAAGCTGTTTTACCAACCAATTCAGCACTGTTGGTTCTGTTAAAAAGAACATCATTTTTTTTGAGTAGATACTTCTTGATCTCTACTTCATCATCCGTGAAGACGAGATCATCCCAATCAAATTTTCCATTTTGAATATTACCCATTCTTAAAACTGGAATCTTACCAGTCTTTTGCGACTTAGCCGCTGAACCATATTCAACATTTAGACAAAGCTCTCCCAGCTTTTTAATTTTCCAGCCTTTTGGTAATTCGCCATCT